CCTGCAACAACAAGTCCGCCCGCTCCTGCTAGAATCAAGTCATCTGCTGATTCGTCCCAGAGCATGTAAGCGCCGCCGGTAGCTCCGTAAAACTTAACGTCATAACCCGTGTCATCAACGCCTACGGTAAGGGTCGCGTCCAGTTGGACCGCGCCGTCAATGTCAATAGCGTCTACATTCAAAGTGCCGTCAATGTCAACGTCACCAGAAATATCTAGCGATGCCGCAGAAATGTCACCACTGGCAACAATCGCGCCATTAATGTCAATCGTGGTCGCAGCAATCTGAATTTCAGTGTCAGCTACAATATCAAGCTGTCCGTCAACACTAGAGTTAATGTATATAGCCGCATCGCGGAATTGTACTTTTTGAGCGGCATCTACATCAATGTCGTTTGATCCGGTAGTGTTACCGTTAGTCAAAATCTCGGCTAAAGTGTCAACCGTCCCGACTTGGCTATCAACATACGCCTTAATAGACTGCTGAGTAGCTAGTTTTGTGGCGCTGTTTGACGCCATGTTATCTTCGTCTTTAATCCCGGTTACCGTAGCACCATCACCTGCGATATTAACGCTGGTGTTAGCAACAACAGTAGTAGCGGTCAAAGCGGCGGCGGATGCGCCACCAATAACGGTGGCATCAACTGTGCCGCCATTAATATCAGCAGTTGTCGCAACAATTCCGTCAACCTTCAAGTTAGCGTTGATGTTGACTACGGTCGCGCCTGTGCCCGTGCCGCTAAACTTAACAACCACGTCAGTGCCTGCCGCGATCTCAAGATCGTTGCTTGCGTTATATGTACCTTGGAAAAGAAGGATAGACCGGCTGCCAGCAAGGCTGTTCCGGATAAAGCATATTTTTTCAGCGTCGTTTGGAATCAGTTCCACATACGCCGTAGCACCTAAATCGCCGCCATCGGCAAATTCGATCCATTTATTACGACCGGTAGACGAGGCACCGTTGGTGATAGCAATTTGATTGGGGGAGCCAGACGAACCTGCTGCGGCGAGCGTTATCGAAACGACCCCGTTAATGGCTTCGTCTAATATATTAGAGTTATCATTGACTGTATCACCCCATGTACCTGATTGCTCACCGGTTGCCGGTTTTTCAATCCCGAGGTTAACTGTATATGTACTGGGCATCTTTAATTCCTCACGCTGCTATTTTTGTCCAATTAGCACTCTGGTTTGGCACTTCCTCCGCCCACGTCGGATTCTGACTTGGTGTAATATTAGTATAGTTCGGATTTTGATCCGGCACAATACTTCCATAAACCAGCACTTGTCCAACAACCCCAGTTGCATTGACTCCTATTACATTAACGATAGCGTCTGCATTTGCGACGACGCTACCAACTTGTCCTATTGCCTGAACACCCGTAACTACAATGGTTTGTCCAGTTTTTACCGTAACTGCGCCAACACTTGCAGTGCCTGCAAGCCCGGTTACGCTTACGTTTGCATCGGCAACGACGGTGGTTGTACCAACTACGCCTGTTGCTGCGAGACCTATCGGGTAAACGTTTGCGGTTGCTACTACGGTAACTCCGCCAACACTTCCCGTAGCGGCTAAACCTGTAACAGGGACATTAGCGGCGGCATCTACGGTAACCGCACCAACAACACCCGTTCCCGCTACACCTGTAACGTTTGCGTTTGCATCTGCGGTAACAGTAACTCCACCAACACTGGCGGTTGCTGCTAATCCGGTGACGAGGGCATTTGCCTCGGCGACGACACTTACTGTGCCCACACCTCCGACTGATCCCGGAAGTGCCTCATTCTGGCCCCAAGGACCACCGCCCCAACTTTGACTGACAGAATTCCAGCCTCTAAAGTAGACGGTTACGTCAGCCATTACGCTATCCGAATAATCGCATTACTTGCATCAGCCGTCGGAAACACCACCGTAAAGTCACCGGCTGTAGATGTCTTATCTCCGCCAAAATCCAGAACAATTACTGCTGGGTTGGTTAGAGAGATAGACGTCGTATTCGGAGTAGTGTTGTAAATCAACGCTCCCCGAGCCGTAATGGTGGCGCTAGACCACGTTTCGTCTACGAAATCCAGCAAAGCTGTCGTTCCTGACGAGGTAGGGTCCACCGGGGTTAAAGTCCCGCCGCCTGCCACGTAGTTAGTACCACTAACTTCGTTAGTAGTCGCATACGCAGTCGTCGCAGCATTAAGCGTTGCCGAGCTTGTATAAAGCGCAATTTTAAATGTATCGCCGCTTGACGCGTCGAAATCGTGGGCACCATACAGCAATTCTTTCTTAAAGCTGGTGCACATGAAGTTTCCTGAAAAGGCCATGGTCACAGTCTCCTTATATATTTAGCAAGCTCTGTTTGGCCTGCGTCGGTTAAAGCGTTATACACAGTAGTTCTATCAGACTTAACAGCCTCACGCATGTAAAATACGAGGGTTTTAAGTAACTCTCCTCGAAAAGCGTGAGCTTGCGCCCGAATTGCAGGGTTTGCGTCATCAGAAATGGCTATAATCTTGTTAGCACACCTCTCCGCAATCTCCTCTGGCGTAAAGCCCCTTCCATTAGTGGTGTGTACGTCCACTTTGAAAGTTGGCACCTTACCTAGTCCTGAATCATTCATTGTTTAGGCCTTCTGACTTGTCCAGTACGGTATTCGTCCGTTACTTCTTTAGCCTCACCAAACATCTTCATTCCAGAAATCGCTTCAGTAAACCGTTTCTCGTATAGCGCCATCATGTCGGGCTCACCCTTCATGAATATGTACGCTTCTATCAAAGAACCGTATAACAAAGCTATCGAAGCATTCTCACTAAGCCATGTTGTTCCGCCCGCGGCTCCCGCAGTCAAACTAGCAGGCCTATAAAAGTAATGTAATTCTACATTATACGCTGCATTTGGAGTAGGTCCTAAAATAAAGTTATCTACGTCATAAACAGCGTAATATCGGGGTAAACCAACAGTTGCTGCATCTGGGTTAAAGGATTGCACATAATCAGGGTCTTTAAAGTCTAAAAAGACATGATCACTGCTTGCATCAACAAAAGATAAAGAAAAAGGTGCTAAATAGTCACTAGGACAAGCCAAAAACCGATTAGCATTGGCCACACTGCCGCTTACATTCTTGCGGAAAAGGCTTAACTGAACACTTTTAAGTATTCTTTCCTCTGCCTGCGTAATAAATGTAGCCAAATTACTAACAAAAGACGTTTCAGTGTTCTCTGTGTAGTCTTGAATAGCTGTTTCTAGCTGTGCGTATGTAAAACTCATGTGGTCACCGTCACTGTTCCAACTTGCGTGAACGCCTGTACGGGAAGTAAATTAGGTGCAATCACTAAAGGCACTCCCACGTAAACATCTAAAGGCTCAACTCGATCCGGACGTGCATTTTGCAAAGCTTCCGGGTCAGACACTTTACGAAAAGGACCCAATTGAGGCTGTTTAGCCTCCCACTCGTCTGGCCCAACCAAAAGGCCGTTCCATTCTTTTTTCATCAGGCGATAAGGGTAGCGGAAACCGTCCCTATCTGAGATCGCGTAAGATTCTTTGCCTGAAGCATATTTACCCATCAGCCTACCCTGTAATAATCAAACTGGGGCGCAACGTTAAAGGAAGAACGGTCTCTATCCTCTACTGCGGCCCTTTCAAACTCTTCTTCATACATAGCTTTTAGCATCTGAACACGATTTGGAGCCCTTTTTAAGGCCAGATAATAAGCTAAACCTGCGGCTAAACAAGGATAAAACCTAAAAGGTACGTCCATAGTGTTTGTGTAGATGTCGGCATCGTCCATACGCGTTAACGCGTCATAATAAACAACATCGGTGTTGTTATCCGGGACTGGCCATAGCTTTAAATTAGGAGAAATCTGTCGATCTAAGAAGAATTGATTAACTCGACCTTGGGTGGTCTTGTTAGGAATAGTCAAATAACCATCGCGGCTCAAACGTAATAGAGAGTAGTCTGTGCCATCACGCTGGACAACAACAGATAGAATATCAATAACGTCCGTGCCTACGTTGTATTCACCTGTGCCGGGAATCATCGTAATAGTGCGTTGTTTAATTGTCCATTGGTTTAGACCACGGTTAGCCCAGTCCGCCAGCAATAGGTTCAAAGACCGCTTTGCGGATTTTAAATCGTAACCCGTCCGAACTTCAAGACCGCAGCGTTCAAATGCCTCTTCGACATACTCTGCAACATCAAGTTCAAAATCTTTGCTTCCGGATGTAGCCATAATCCGTACCTACCTTTTTTTGTTTGCGGTTTTCGCCGACCGCTTAAAAGCTTTAGCGGTAGGAGCGCCTTTTGTTCCGGGCTTACGCATTTTTTCGTTAGAACCCGCTTTTATGCGTTTCTTTTTTGCGTTAATATTCGCATACAAACCCTTGCTTGCCATTAGGCATTCCTCACCGCGCACTTGCTTACTTTTCCGCCTTTGCGCATTTTCTGAACCATACCACCGCCGCGCATTTTTTTAACCATACCGCCGTTACGCATTGGTTTTGCTGCAACCTTACGCTTTTTGGGTTTCATCGCCATCTTTTAATCTCCTATACAGGGTTTCTCTTAGTTCGTATATGTCACGTGCATTATATTCGGCATCATAAGTATCATAATAGCCTTTTTTATCCAGCTTGTCTGCCGCTTGTTGCAACTTAGACAAACGTTGGACGAATATCATAGCATAGGGCGTTTCTACCAAAGGCGCAAACTCTACGTCTTGAACAAACTCGCTAGGCTCGTCGTCCGGGTGAAAACCCATCAACCAAATGTCTTTGTCTATGAACATACCTTCTGAAATACAGTTGTTTAAACCGTCTAGGTATTCGTGGAAGTCTTCTGAATTCTTGGTGTTTCCTAAATCAGCAATGATCGCGATATCGTGTTTATCGTCCCATTGTGACATACAGGAATATAAGGTCTGGTAGTTCTCTTCGTGAATGAAAAGAATAGCTACTTTGTCGTCTACCCACGCGTTCCGGGCATACGGACACGGGGGCAAGTTATTAAAGTAAGGGCTAGGTTTTTCTAAAATATCGGAAGACCAAAGTTTGATCTCTTTTACAATCTCCGCCTCTAAGGGGTCACTGAAGAAAGCTATGTTCATGGCTACGACAAGAACTTGTGCACCATCGGCGCTATTATTATTAGGATCGCAAGACCCCATATTTTAAGGTCCAAGGCTTTCATTGAAGTTTTTTGTTCGCCTAGTTTCTCCTCAATCCTCTTGTAGCGTAAGTTACATTCGGCTTCGTGCTTCTCTAGCTTGGCTAAAACTTCTGTTACTTTCATAATATCCCCGTCACGCCATGCCGGTCTTTTCTTACCTTGCGCTCGTTTTTGTTTCGTAGGAGGTGTTACTTGCGTGACCATAACTACCTCAGTTATAAAAGACCGTGATGTTGGTGATGTTAGTCAGTACGGCATAACATCCGTCACTAAATAACATCCCCTCGTCCGGTATATAAACATTGTCATCAGTGCTGTTAGCAAAAGCTAACGTTAACTGTGTGGTTCCGCTCGTACTTCCGGTCTTTAAAACCAAAGAAGGACTAGAACCCGCTTGATAATGGATAGCCTTTATGCGCGATCTACCCGCAAAAACGGTTCCGGTTGCGGTTAGGTAGGTTGCTTTTACATCAGACGCCATAATTTATCCCTTCTTCAACTGTAAAAAACAGTAACCGACGTAATGGCGGTTACCGCAGATACCCAGATATCAGAGACTCGAATGCCGTCAGAAGGGATGTTAGCAGAGTGCGTTGCCGAGGCATTTAAATCCATGTCCAAGGCAACCGCGCCACCGCTTCCGTCCGTTATCGTAAGGCGTGGAGAACCCGTCGTTGTTTTGACTTGAACCTGCCTAATACGAGCGGGACCAACACCTACTGATCCCGTCGCGGTTATGCGTATCGATCTTACATCTGAACCCGACATGCGGTTTCTCCTATTACGAGTCAGCGAAAGGAGTCACTAGCGTACCAGAACCCAACGTAATACCAGTGACAGCGTATTTTGCTGAAGCAATGGCCGTTACGGTGATCATTGAACCGGCAAGTCCGCCCTTAGTAGTACCGTTTAAAGTGATGACGTCGTTAGCCGCACCCGAAATAAACGTTTTACCCGTAGCGTTAGTAACGCCGGTATAAAGACCACCCACAAACTTATCAGTACCGTCTGTCTTAATGTCTAAGTCAGTCGCGGTTGTTTCAATAAAGAAGCTAAAAGAAGC